GCTCTGGTGGTTCGGCTTCCGGCGGAATCGCGCTCAATCATACTCATCACGAGTTGGAGGATCTGTAAACGCTCGGCGGGTGTCGAGGTTGCTTTGCCGGAAAATGATTGGCCGTTGACTGTGGCAGATTCTACCTGAATCCCGCCGGTCGTAGATGTGATGGCAGTCGCGGCAGCCAGATATTCGGCTTTTTTCGCCTCAATCAACGTGGGGTTTCCACGGATCGCGCGAAAGACTGCCTGTGCTTGAGAGAAAGCCGATGCCATGCGGGAGGATTCACCGCATGGTGGCGAAAGTCAACTTTTGCGGGGTCACTCCATCTGGCTGAGGATCGCGTAAAGCTCTTTGCGCGTGAACTCCACGCCGTTGATGATTGCTCGGTGGCCACGAATCTTCCACGGCCTGTCCACGGCTTCCTTCTTGTCGCTGGCGCGGTGGGATGCCTGCTGCACGAGAAAGGCTTTCTGCTCGCCCTCGGTGCGGATGCGTCCGGGGGCGAAGACCTGCGCAGCCTGCTCCTTGGTCATGTCCTTAGCTTTGACCAGCAGCACGTCCGTGCCGTCCTCGGTGTGGACGATCACCGGCACCGGCTCCTCGATGTATCGCTCTTGCAGCGAGTAGGGGAGGCGTTGGAGCTTGGCGAAGCCCGGCGATGCGGTCAGCAGGAGCTGCGGGTGCAAGGTCTTGCGCCCCATCTGCTCGAACCGTCCGAGGATGCCAGCGTTGATCTGCGGGCATTGCTGGATGATGTAGTCGTAAACGTAGGGGTCTTGCTCGACCATCTGGACGAGGATTTCCCCTGCGGTGATCCACTCTTCCACGCCTCGGCGGAAGTGAGTGATGAATGCGTCGATTTGTGCCTGTTGGTTTGTCAGTGTTGTTGTCATGTTGTTTTCTGTTTTGGTTTTCCTATTACTTCGGAAATCTGTTGTGCGGCTCCGGCCATCACGAAGAACTGGTCAGCGGCGTCTTGCTGGCGGGCGGCTGCGCGACGCTTGCGGTCATACTCCGCGAACTTCTCAGCGTTGGCTGCGCGACGCTTGCGTCTTTGCTCCGCAATCTTATCACGGTTGGCTGCGTTCCACTTGCGTTGATACTCCCTATTCTTCTCACGGTTGGCTTCGCGCCACTTGCGATTTTTCTCCGTGAACTTCTCACGGTTGGCTGCGTAATACTTGCGTTTCTCCTCCGCAAGCTTCTCAGCGTTGGCTGCGCGCCACTTGCGGTCCCTCTCCGCGATCTCAGGGTTGGCTGCGCGACGCTTGCGCTCTTTCTCCGCGATCTTCTCACGGTTGGCTGCGTAATACTTGCGGGCTGTCTCCGCAAGTTTCTCAGGGTTGGATGCGCGACGCTTGCGTTGATACTCCGCGATCTTCTCACGGTTGGCTGCGTAATGCTTGCGGGCTTTCTCCGCAACCTTCTCAGGGTTGGCTGCTTGCCACTTGCGTTTGTGCTCACGCTGCTTCACCCACCAAGCATCCTGCTGCTCGGGTGTCCATGAATCAAATGCTTTCGGCTTGGCCATGCGTTGAAACTAGGCAATGCCTATGAGGTTGTAAAGACTTTTTTTTCACTCCTCGCACCCATCGTCAGCAGCCTTCGCCAGTCCGCGCTCGATAGCGTCGGCGATGATGATCCTGGATGCCTCGTAGCGGTCAATCATCAGGGATGATCCGCTTACCGCTCGCGCCAGTTCCTTTTTCGTCTCTGGGTCAATGTCGGTCGGGGTCAGATAGCGGGGTCTGATTTTCAACGGTGGCGGCAACTGCTTGCCTTTCAGCGATACCCAGACCTTCTTTTCCTCTTCGTAGTAAATCCCTGATTCGCGCCGTCGATCATCCGCCCGCTTCTTCGTCTCAGTGCGCCTGCTTCGATAGACTCCGCGCTTTTTACTCATCGTCTTTTGGTGGGGTGAAGATTCGGAACATGAGCGCGGCAGCCACCTGATACGCTTCGCAGTCACGCAGGTGGTTCGCGCCCTTGCGAACCCACTTGCGGATTTCCTTGCCCTTCGCATCGCGGGTCGTCTCGATCCGCTCGCCGTTGAGGTGCTTCCCGTAGCTCGGCGGCGCGTCGTCCTCGACCATCCACGCAGCACCTTCACCGGACATCAGCCGGTGCAGGATGTATTGGATCGGCTCGGTGGCGATGTGCCAGCAAACGGCCTGCTTCTTTTCCTTGCTCAGTGCATACCAGCGTTTCGAGTAAAGCCGGATTTCCTTTTTTGTAGGGTCGCCCTTCACCGGCCAATCCCAGCCGCTCTTGCGGTTGCCGTCGCCCTTCATGCCCTGCCATCCATACCGGACGATGATCCCAGCCATGCGCTCTTGATCGAATCCGACATCGAGGAAGGTGTGGCGCGGCTCGACTCCGTAGCGGCTGCGGATTTCCTCGCACTCCTCGACGGTGTTGATGTAGGCGGCGAAGAGTCCTTTTGACTCGCCGCCTTGGCACCATGCCCGGATTCTGAGCCAGTAATGATCGCCGCCAGCGTCTATCGTGCAGAACCTCACGACCTCGCCGTCGATCTTCTGCCCGTCGATGAAGTCCGCCCGCGTGTAGCCGCTGGCCGCCAGCTTGATCTCGGACGCTTGCAGGTTGTCTGTCCAGCCCCGCGCCCGGTCTTTCTGCGTCCACTGCTTTAACGCGGTGTAGTCACCGGCCTTGGCTTGCTGATCCGCCGCGAGCTTCCGCAGCACGTCCTCGCCCCACGCTTGCCACCAGACCGCTGTCCGGTCGGCGTGGAATCCTTCATAGCCGCGCTGCCCGTTGTCGCTTGTCAGGATGTAGCCATCGTTCTCCTTGTAGCTGTCATGCAGCATCCGGCGGTTGGAAATCGTATCGGCAAACTCATGCTGGCAGCCAGCGCAGACCATGACGGTCGCATCTGCCCGCTCCTGGTTGGTTCCCGATTCTGGAAATTTCAGTGACTCGAACGCGAACGCTTGGACATGCGAACACTCCGGGCATTGCCACGCGAAATCCCACTTGCGGCACTTGTCATGCTCGGCGTGCAGCTCGCTCGTGGTTCCTTGCCCGTCCTCGTTGGCGATCTCGCCGCCTTGGGATACCAGGGTAAATTTCCGATTCTCGCGGTTGTGACTTCGAGCGTTCCACTCGCGCACCATGCCGTGCTTCCACTCCCACGCCTCGTCACCGCATCCGTAGGTGATCGAGACTTCTTGGAAGTTGCTCATGTTCGCCCCACCGAGAACCATGAACATATGCGGCCAGACGATAGCGTCCCGCCGGATGGCGTTGCGCTGATTTTTCGGCCATAGGTGATCCAGCGGCTTGCATTTCCGCGCAGCTTTCAAGAATCGCGTCTCGCCCCAAAGCTCGGCGTTCGGGTCGGTGATCGAGGCGTAGAGCGTCGATCCCGGCGACTCCGCTGCAATCCAGCAGTTGATGGCCTCGAAAAACGTGCTCTTGCCCGTGCCGGTCGGCATCAGGCAGACCATCTGCCGCGTCTCAAAATCCGCATAGCAGCCCATCGGCTTGATCCACCAGCGCGTTTGTGACGGGTCGAACTTGTCCCCGCGCTCCGAGTTCTCAACGTGGACGTGCTCCGCGCACCAGTCCGCCGGGTGCAGGTCGGATTGTGATTTCAGGTTGCGGGCAAATACCTCAATCATGATTCGGTGTCTGGGTGGTCTTTCCAAAACTCGCCTTGGAGGTTGGCGAGCATGTCCTGCAATTCCCGTGTCTTAGCCTTCACGATTGGAACGGATTGCGAAAGGGTTAAGCCAAGGCACAGGCCAGGTATCTCCCGCTCGTAGCGGCGAAGGAATGCTTGAATGCCCATCGCGGCACGGACGAAATGCTCCTCGACCTCGGCGCGCGATACCAGCTTTCCCATCTCAGCTTGATATTTGACCATGCCGCGCAGTGATTCGATGCGCAGTTTGAGCGTGCGGGCGGTGTTCGGATCTAGGTCGGGGCGGCGCAGCTCGGCCTCGATCTGCTCAAAACTCATGGTGCCGGATTGCGTCGGCAACGGATCAGATGTCGTTTTCTTTTTGCGGTTGACCCGTGTGTTGAGGGTTTTTCGAAACGCCCGCATGGCTTCGATGTCCTTCACGTCGACGCCTGCGTCTTTTGCTTTCTGCCATTGAGACAAGGACAGTCCCACCTCTTTGCAGATGGTGCGTGCGCTGTCTGGTTTTGCGGTCATTGGTTTAGGATATGCGACAATCGTGTCGCGTTTTGTGTTTCGTTAGTTAGATTTGAGATTTCGTAGAAATTCCGTGGGGTCGGCACA